CTTTTGCGGAGTCGTGGTTGTCGCTGACGGCGATGAGCCGGATGTTGTAGGTCGGGAAGATATAGTCCGTGTACTGTCCAACCTCGATGTAGTTCCGTCCGAAGCGGCTCATGTCTGCTCGTGTAATCAAAAGACTAAAAAAATATATCGCTTCCAAGAGAAAATCCCAGGTTATAAGCCCGGGATTTTCTCGATCGCGATCACGACTGATTTACGCCTTCCGGGTTGCCCTCAGTGAAGTCCTTGAACTTCCAGCATATCTCATTCGTGCCATCAGGGTAAATATAAACAGCCTCCACAAAGGCATGAGCCATTTCATAGGTCAGGATCGGCTCGTTCAGAAAACGATCAAGCTGTGATGCCTGCGGCTCTGATTTTTCCAAAGATTCCAGGTCTGCAATGTGCTGTTTTGCGGCGTCGATGCTGTTCTTGATAGTATGGAGCTTTTCGTCTATGATGCGCTTTTCATCGAGATACGCTTGCTTTGTGATTGTGCCGGAAGAGTAGTCCTCATAGCTTTTCAGCTTCTGTTTTTTCAGTTTCCCGCATTGCTTTTGGAAATCTGTCAGCGCATCCATGTTCTTCTGTATCTCCGACTTCTTCTTTTTCAGGAGCTTATCAGACAGATTGCTCTTTTCGCCAGCAGCCTTTAAGAATAGCATAATGGCGTCATAAATGCGCTGCTCAATGTCAGCCGCCGTATAGATGGCTTCCGTTGGACACGCACTATTCTTGTCGGTTCTGCCGTAGGTGCAGTAGAAGCCCTTCCTGCTTTTTAGAAAGGTCATGCATCTGCCGCAGTTGCCGCAGCGGACGAGGGAGCGCAACGGGTAGTATGACGCCTTTGACGGTGAGCGTCCTGTTTTCCGGATGACGGCCTGCGCCTTGTCGTACTCCTCGCGGCTGACAATGGCTTCGTGCATGTTCTCCACAATAAACTGCTTTTCAACATCCTGTTTTGCCGTCTTGCGGGAAAGCGGAGCAACGATTCTGCGTTCATGCCCGACAGCGCAGCCGGTGTAAACCAGCTTGGTCAGCGTCCGATATACCATGGCGTGAGACCAATTCAGTTTGTCGGAAGAACGCCGGTATTTCTTCGTGTCGGGGTGTCGCTCTATGAAATACTGTCCCGGCGTAGAGATTCCCTCGTCATTGAGCCATATCGCAATTTCCGAGGGAGTACTTCCGTCTATGGCAAGCAGAAATATCTTTCTGACCACGCTTGCCGCTTCCGGATCGATTGCGAGTTTGTTGCGGATCGTCGGATGCAGTACATACCCGTATGGAGCATAACCGCCAACAAACTTTCCCTGCTTCATAAGCTGCATTTTTGCCGTAGTTGTTTTCATAGACAGATCTTTGCTGTAAGCGGCGTAGACAATGTTCCGCATAACAACATCCAGTCCGCCTGTTGTGCCGATATAATTGTCGCTGTCGTAGTTATCGTTGATGGAAATAAAACGCACACCGAGAAATGGGAATAGACATTCAAGGCAGTCGCCAATCTCAATATAATCCCTCGAAAAGCGGGAAAAATCTTTTACGCATATCAGGTTGAACTCGCCTTTTTTGACACGGTTCATCATATCCGTAAAGGCGGGTCGATCTGTATTCGTACCGGTAAAACCATCATCACAAAACTCTGACCGCGGATACTTTGAGAGCGCGGGATGGCGATCCAGGAAACGGTTGATGAGATTGCGCTGGTTGCCTATACTGTCGCTCTCAGCCTTGGATGTACCGGTATCCTCATCGGCAACGGAGAGCCGGATATAGATCGCTATGTTATATTCCTTCATTTAGCATCGCCCTCCTTTGCGCTAAGTTCCGATAAATATCGTTCTGTCAGCTTGAAAATATCGTGATATTTGAAAATGATCTCGACGGCCTTATTCTCATGGATGAACACTTTTTCTATTGTGGCGTCCACGATGGCCTTTGTCAGAGTATCCGTTACCTCCACGCTCTTCATCTGCCTGATCCACTTGTTCTCTCCGGACATGGTTTCGCTGTACTGACTTTTCTTTGCAGTCAGCTCATCAAGCTGACGGTTCAGAGTTTCCCAGCGTTCATCGAAGGAGGTTTTGGCATAGGCATATTCTTCATCGGACAGAATACCGTCCGCAAAATCTTCATAAAGCCGTGTTCTTTTCTGTGAAACGGCTCTCAGTTTCAGCGTCACGCTCTGGATACTTTTTTCAAGCTCCTTTCGGATTCTCTTATCAGCATTACTCTCATTCATTTTGGCGATAAGCTTTTCATAATCCAGAGCAACTTGAATATGAAGCTGTAGCGCGCGGAGCACCTTTTCCTCCATAACATCGGAGCGTGTTCTGTGCGCCGTACAGCGCACTGCACGTCTGCCCACATAGGTGCTGCACTCATAATGTGCCAGCCAGCGTCCACGCTTGTCCTTGTCGATCTTATGCCGATGAAAATACATCCTCTGCTTACAGTCAGCGCAGAACATTTTGCCGTCAAAGAGGTCAATGAGTGAATCCCGGATTTTCTTGCTCTTTTCCATCTTCATTTTCCGTTCATCCGACGCCAGCTCCATCATGTTCTGTACCGCTTGAAAGGTTTCCCTTGAAACAAGCCCCTCATGAGCGTCCGATGTGATATACCATTCTGCCGGGTCTTTGATCTGTGTTTCTTTCAGTCCGGCATAGATTGCCTTTCTGCTCCTGCCAACTACAAAGTCGCCAACGTATGCGGGGTTTTTCAGGATAGAGAACAGGGTGCTTTTTGACCAGCATACTGTGTTTACACCGTCCAGTTTTCCGTCCACTCTTTGCAAGGTTTCGGGAATCGGCGCATTTGCCGCTTCCAGTCTATCCAGAATCTGCGGGATGGATAAGCCCTCCATCTTCCATGCAAAGATGCTGCGAACAAACGGCGCTGTCACCTCGTTGGGAATGATATGTGTTCTGTCTTCGTTCCACATATATCCGTAAGGGAGCTTGCGCCAACGAAACTCTCCGTTTTCCATCTGGATGCGCAGAGCCGTAGACACCTTGCGGGATATGTCCTTTGAGTAGAGATCGTTTATGAGATTTTGTAGCGGGATCATCAGGGATTCGTTTGAACCGTCGGTAGCAAAGCTGTCGAAGTTCTCCTTGACTGATATAAAACGTACATCAAGCTGCGGAAATATACGCTCAATATAGGTTCCGGTCTCCACATAGTCGCGCCCGAAACGGCTAAGATCACGGACTACCAGGCATTTTATCCTGCCGCCGCGTATGTCATCCATCAGGCGGTTGAACGCCGGTCTGTCAAAAATCGTACCGGTTCGCCCGTTGTCCGAATAAGTCTCAATCAGCTTCAAATGCGGGCAAGACTTTACATACTCCTCGCAGACGGCGATCTGATTCTCAAGTGCCGCGCCGTCATCGTCTTTACCGCTATTCTCAACGGACAGGCGGGCGTAAATTGCCGTAGGAAACACCTGTGAAGGCGCTACAGCCTGCACGGATTCCTCTATATTCTTTTTTCTGCTGGTTCGCGCCATTTCCTTTCACCTCGCATTCTTTACACCACAGCGCTCAGCTCTTTGCTGAAGCTATCTGCATATTCTTTTGCGTGTTTGTATTCGTCACGGTATTTGTAGATGATCTCTATTACATGATTTTCGTGGATGATAATCTTATCCACCAACGCCATTAGCACCCGTCGATTAAGCTCGTCGATGTTTTCATACTCTCTGAAAAGCGTGACCCAATTCCGCTCTGTGATGCCGTTTGCCAGCGTATCCTTGTATTCCCGGTGTACACGATTCAGTGCTTCCTTCTTTTGGGTTATGGTTTTGGTATAGCTGTCCCGGAACTCGGAATACTCTGCCTTATCTATAATCCCGTCTGCCAAATCCTCGTAGAGCCGGAGCTTCAGCCTTTGACAGCGTTCTATCTCTTCTTCAAGCTTTTCAATCTGCGTTTCGTAATTGAGGACTTTCCTGTCCATTGACGGGAGACTGTCTATATATTTAAGCGTTTTATCTATCTCCAGCACAACTTCAATCTGATCATGGATAGCGTGAAATACGACTTTAGTCAGCTTCGTTTCGCTGATGCTGTGAGTGCTGCACTCGCCAATCTTGGAGGCGGCGCATACATAGTAGACATACTTTTTCTTTCCGGACGGGACGGTCTTGCGTACCATGGATTGCCTGCAGTCACCGCAGAACAGAAATCCGGAGAACAGACCAGAGTTTTCAGCGTCGCCGCAGGCGCGGCGGTCACGCGAAAGCATGGTCTGAACAGCAGCAAAATCGCTGTGGGAAATCAGCGGCGCATGAGCGTCCTCCACGGTAATCCATTCCGAGGGATCTTTTTGCATGAGCTTTCTCACCTTGTAGTTAGGTGTGCCTGTCTTGCCCTGCACCAGAAGTCCGATGTACACCTGTGCGGTGAGAATCCGCCGGACGGCGAGATACGACCACGTTGCTGTTTCATGGGCTTTGAATACGCTCTCATAGTTACTGCCCTGTGAACGCTTGTATTCCATGGGAGAGAGAACCCCCATGCTGTTGAGCCTGTCGGCAATGGCCCCGATGCTGACGCCGTTCTTGTACATGGTAAAGATAAAGCGCACGATTTCACCCGCATACTCGTCCACCACAAGCTGATTTCTGTTATTTTCGTCCTTGCGGTATCCGTATGGTGTAAAGGCTCCCACATATTCGCCCCTACGCCGCTTTACATCCAGACTGCTGCGGATTTTGACGGAAATATCTTTGCAGTAAGTGTCATTTATGAGGTTTTTGAACGGCACGATAAAGGAATCCGACTGCGGGTTGCCGGTGGCGGTATCATATGAATCATTTACCGCAATAAAGCGGACACCGAGTTGAGGAAATATCTTTTCAAGATACCGCCCGGCTTCGATATAGTTTCGTGAGAATCGGCTCAAATCACGGCAGACGATACAATCTATCTTGCCCTCACGAATGGCCTGTTCCATACGGCGAAAATCTGGGCGGTCGAAGCTGACGCCGCTATGCCCATCGTCAGCAAAGGTGT